GCGACCGTCATTACGTGCGCGGTGGGCTTCAGCGCTTACAGCATACACGCGTCATTTTTAAGCGGCGACGACGGTTGGTGGACAGGAAACGTGGACAACCTCCGTTTGAATATCGCTGTCTGCCACAAGCATTCACCGTGAGGGCGGCATGAATACGGACAGTTGGGAACTCACATGGCGTGGGGATGCGTGGCGGCATGATTACGACCCGAAACCAGCCCCGCCAGTCGCGGTATCGAAACGGCGCGGGATTGGTGGGAAGCCCCAGCCGCGCAAAGCCAGCCATCGGCTGAACCAGATGATCTGGTTGTTACAAACAGAGGCGTTGACGATTCGAGACATCGCCAAACGGTTGCATCTGGAGCATAAGACGACGGCCACCGCTCTGCAGCATTTACGACGGAAGGGGAAGATTGCGTTGATTGGCTGGGCGCCGGCATGCACGGGCGGACGCCCGGCAGCGATCTACCGAGCGAAGTAGATGGCAACACGAGGGTGGGAACACGCGACCGAGGCGGATGTTAGAAGCCGTCGTAAAGAGCCTACAGTGCCCCAGGTGAAGCGATCGAAGTATCGGGCGGTCAAGACGACGGTCGATGGGATCGCGTTCCACAGCGTCAAGGAAGCGCGGCGTTACGGGGAACTGAAAGCGTTGGAACAGGCCGGCGAGATTACAGGGCTCCGGTGTCAAGTGCCGTACGAACTCTCGTCGCCGCGTATTTACGTCGCTGGCGCTGAAGGGCTGAAATCGCCTCGCGTGCCAGCGGTGATTGGGAAATACATCGCGGATTTTACCTATCACGGAAAAGACGGCTTCGTGGTGGAAGACGTGAAAGGGTTTAAGACGGCCATGTATCGCTGGAAGAAAAAGCATTTTGAGGCGCAGTACGGCATTCAAATTAGTGAAACGTGATGGCGAGTAAGTGGACCCCACCCATGCAACAGCGGCGAGCGATTTGGAAAGCGCGTGGAGTCTGCACGAGTTGTGGGAAAAACCGAGACGGCCACTGGAAGCAGTGTCACCGCTGGCAGAGTCTCTGGGAATCTCCGATTCAATCTCCATTGGTGGCGCAACAAGAATTGGTCAGTGGCGACACGATATGGGACTGCGAAACGTGCTGGATCATCTGCTGGATTTAGCCGGTTGACCGATGCGGTAGCACGGGACGTGGAATGACTTTCGGAACGTCCACGCGCGCTAAATCTTTTGCATTGAACGATTTGAGAGAGGCGAAGGATCACACCCCATGAGTGACAAAGACGACGGTTCGTATCTCTGGGATCGGTGCTACGGCTGCGGCCATATTCTGCGGTTCTCGTCGGATGGCTGTCCGCAGTGCGGCATTCACTTCGACGGACGGGACGAGCCTGAGAAGTGGCCGAAACGCTGCGATTGCGATCGCTGCGTGCGTGAACGGACGGATTTCGGTCCAGAGCCTCGAGAGTGACACGCCCATGAGCACACCGACTGACGACACCCGACGACTGCGGGAACTAATTCAACGCGCTAATGAGTTTCTCGGCAATGGCGGATTTTTCAATCCCGAGATGATGAAACGCGAGGCGGCAGGCGTGCTGGTGATGGAACTACGAAACGCGCTACAGGAATCACTGGAAGACGCAGCCGTCACCCCAGAGGGACGGCAGGTGTGCGGCGTTGTCGGAGAACCGGAAGCTGGCCGGATGGTGTGCGAACTCCATGCTGGGCACGACGGCTATCACCAGCAGGGTCGCGTGCGTTGGCTTGGCTACCATCTCAAGGCCGATGGACGGCAGACTCCCGAGACCCCGAAGCCATGAAGGACACTTCCATGAAACGTGTGTTACTCGCCGTTCTGTTCGTTAGTCTCGCCTCGATCGCGCACGCGCAGGCTCCGAACATCACCGGTTATTCCTTGGAAACCTACGGGCCGGGAGTCACGCCGGCCACCGGCCAGCCTATTCAGTCCACGCCCTACACGTCAGCCGCGGTCCAATGCAATCAGACCGCGCCAACAGTGCCAAACACGGTCGCCAACCCGACGCGCTTCTTTTTCGATGATGCCGCGAACCCCGGCAAGGTGTGCATCGGCTCGTTGACGAGCACCTACCTGCAGGCCTTACCGAACGGCTCTGGCTACACGGTCTATCTGACGCAGACCGACAACCTGGGGCAAACATCGGCAAGGAGCGCCGTGAGTAACCCTTTCGGGAAACAGGGAATCCCGGCAATCCTCACAAACCTCAAAGTGGTCTCTTGACGCGCATGTGGAACGGGATCAAGGCGATGTTTGGGGCGATGTGGTGATGACACTGAAATAGTCGCTTTACTTTCCCTATTTACTGCTTTATCCTCGGCGTATTCCCTCCGTCAGCAGCAAGGCGTTTCCATGATCTGTCCGAAATGTGGACAGCGCGTTACCACCGTTGGCCGTACGTGCGCCTACCGTGACGGTCGAGAAGTCAAACGCTATCGCTACTGCACCACGTGTCCCCACTCCTGGGTCACCTACGAAATCGAATGTTCCCGTCTCAAACGTCCCGAGCCTTCCACTAATAGAACAGCAAGCACCAACACGAACGTTTAGTCGTATTCTGCCAAAACCGACACTTAACCGATAGATGCGGAACACTTCCGGTTTAAAGCGCACCGCCGGCCCTGGTCGTCCCAAGGGTGGCAAGAACAAACGCACGAAAGAAATGGAAGCCCTCTGGCGGGAGTTCTTTGAATCCGAGGGCTACATCGATGCAGCGAAGCACCGTGTGGCACAGGGGAAGGCTCCACACCTCGAGAACTACTGGCTGCAGAAGTTGAATGGTAAACCCACGGAACACGTCGAACTCGAGGCCGATCTGAACATTCGGACCACTGTGGTGCATGAGCTCCACCCCGAATCGTGAAGTCCGTATGGTGTGGCGCGGCGTTACCGCGTCCTTCATGCAGGACGAGACGCGACACGTTGACTTTGAAGGCGCCTTCCGTGTCGGCAAGACGACCGCAGCATTGTGGAAAGTGTTCAACTCCTGCATTGCGCATCCAGGTATCCATTGGCTGATCTGCCGCTACTCCGATGGGGACACGCAAACCAAGCTGAAACCACCATGGCGGGCGATCTGTCGTGAAGCGGATGTCAACGTCCAATGGGACAGTTCCGAGATGTGCGATGTGTTTCCCGCGGTCAACGGGAAAGCGTCACGGGTCTACATCTTCGGCATCAAGGCGCAGGACCAGACCAGCCGATACGGAAAGTTCCGCGGCATGACCCTCGCCGGCATCTACAACGACCAGAGCGAAGAACTACCGCATGATGTGTTCCTCGAGATGATCGGGCGCCTCTCACAATCGGGCTATCCGCACCAGTTACTGCTGACTCCCAACCCACCTGATGAGAACCACTGGCTGGCGAGAGAGTTTCCCGAGACGAACAACATCAAGGGCCGCGTGTATTACTCGGCCCCGATTCACGCGAACGCGCACAACCTCCCGCCCGAGACGATTCCGGCCTTGGTGCAGGCGTATCCTCCGAGCCATCCGAAGCATCGATCGGCGGTCCTTGGCAAGCGTGGCCTGAACGTCATCGGCAAGCCGGTGTATGGCGGCGACCCCGAGCGCGACTTAGCGCCGATGTTCTCGCGTCCGTTGCATGTGCGGCCCCTGAGTTACAACCCCAAGCTCCCGCTCCTTGAGGGGATTGACTTCGGCAGACATCACCCGTGCATTGTGTTCGCGCAATACACCCCCTACGGCCAAGTGTTGTTCCTCGGTGGCGTCATGGGGCAGGACTTGTTCTTGGAAGACTTCCTCCCTGTCGCCAAGCAGTATCGGGCGAAGTGGTTTCCCGAGCGGTTGGAAGAACTCACCTGTTGTGATCCCGCCGGCTCACATGAAGGCTCGGGACTGCGAGAGAACGCCATTCGCGTGCTGGAGAATCACGGGTTCTACGCCAGATACAAAGACAACAGCAATTCCGCCGACGTGAAGCTGGCCATGATCGAACGGCTCGCCTCCTACATGCGGAAACGTACTCCGCAGGGGGAAGCGTTTGGCGTTGAGCAGGATCCCGCGAAGTGGGTGCTCGCCACGCAGTCAGAGCATCGGCCCTGGCATTTCCTGTCGGATGGATTCGAGGCCGGCTACGTGTGGGACGAACACATGGTGTCGGTGAGTTCCAAGCCGATGCGGAAGCCGAAGAAGGATGGTTGGTACGACCACTCGCAGAACTGCGTGGAATACATCGAATACAACTTCGGTGGGGCGCAGCCGTCGATGAAACAGGTGGAGCGGCACGCGGCAGCGGAACACGCACGAGCGATTAAGCGGGCGCAAGTGGATCACGGGGAATCGTTCAAGTGGAATCCGCGCAAGGTTGGCCGGGGTGGGTATGGCTAAGGGGATTCCCGGCAGTTCACACACACGCTATCAACTCGGACAAGTACGAAAGGACACACAAGTGGCATCGAAATATCACCCAACCAGTGTGAAGGCGAGCAAGGGACAGACGGCGACCAAGGGCAGCAAAAAGGGTTGCTGACGTGGACGATCGGTGGTCGAGACGTATCGTGTCTCAACTGCCACATGCCGGTATATCGCCAGAAGGATCACGGATTGTGCCCACACTGCTACTGGGCGCTGATTGAGGACACGATGACGCAAACGTCCGGTCTGAATCCCGATTTCAACA